ACTTTGAACAGGTACGTGATGCTTATCTTACAGGTAAGATTTGGAATGTTGGTGATGTTGTAGAATCAAAAGGTATTACAGGTGAGATTGTTCGTAAGGGTACAAACTATCTTTCTTTTGTATCAGAAGATAGTAAGGTTCATAAGGCATGGTTACATGATATTCAAGTTGATGAAGCTAGAATGTCTGCATTAGACAAACTAAGAAAGTTTGATAAATCCCGTGTTGCCTCCGGTAAACCTGCTATATTTAAAGATAAGAAAGGTCAAGAGTTTGTTCGTATGAGTAAACAGGGACAGAGAACTATTATGAATGTTCCTGCTGATGAGGTTGATAATTTTATTGAAAAGGGTTATAAGATTATTGAGGGTACAGAACTTGATGAGCGTAACTATGCAAAGGAATATGTAAACTATCAAGGAACACCAGAACAGATTGCAAGACGATCCTCAAGAAATAAAGCTCGTAGGGTTATGGGTGATAAGACTAAGATTGGTATGGATGTAGGACACAAGGATAATAATCCTATGAATAATGATCCTACTAATCTACGTAATGAAGACCCATCTTTAAATCGTAGAGAGCCACGATTACGAGAAGCATCAGACCACAGAAAAGATTATGAAACATTTGTAAAAATGTATGCACAGTTGAATAAAGCAATGGATGATGCAAGTGTAAAATTGAAAAAGTTTCCAAAAGGTCAAATGGGAATGACTTCTGATAAAGTAAAGTCTAGTCCAGCATACAAAAAAGCAAAAGCAGACTATGAGAAAGCAACTAATTTAACTAAGAGATTTCTAAAGGGTGTTCCTAAAGATTTCATGAAAAAGAACGCACTTTCAAGAAGAAAAGAAGAAGTTGACCTTGATGAAATGTCATGGTTCATGAAAGCAAAAGCAAAACTTGATCAGATGAGTCACCCAAAAGATTTTGAAAAAATGACAAAAAAATATGTTGATGATTTGGTAAACCCAAAACTAAAAAACAAAACCCATTCTTACATAGCAGATAAAATTGCCCGTAATTATGAAGGACACACGGGTAGAACTCTTATTCAGTATATCAACAAACTAGTTGATGATGGTAAACTCCCCAAGGAAATTAAAGCAGAATTTCAAATTGAAACATTTAAAGATTTTGTTGATCAAATAAATGAAGTCAAACAAGATAAAGATATTGATGATAAGAAGGGTACACAACCCGCAAAGTATTATGATGGTGATATGGCAAAGTCTACTAAAGATAAAAGAGATGCTCACTTTAAGAAAAAGAAGTCTGGCCCTGCTCCTGGCGATAGCGCAAAAACTAAACCATCTAAACATACTAAGAAGTTCAAACAGATGTTTGGTGAAAAAAAGATGGATTGCCCTCCTGCAACACAAGATTTAGCTACCAATACCAAGAACAGAGATCACGCAACTAAAAAGTATAACTATGGCCCACTTAATGTAGATGAACCTGCTGACTATTGGGAAAAAATTGCTAAACATTGGAAAACTTCAGTAGAAGCTGCAAAGAAATCATTATGTGAAAATTGTGTAGCATTTGATGTTTCTCCTAGAATGGAAGATTGTTTGCCAGGAGCTACCTCTGATGATGATGGAGAACTTGGTTATTGTTGGATGCATCACTTCAAATGCCATTCTGCAAGAGCGTGTCATACTTGGGCAAAGGGTGGGCCTATAGATAAAGATAAAGAATCTTATAATTGGCAAGAAAGAGCATTTGGTAAGGAAGAAGTTCTTAGTAAAAATGCAGACCAAGGAGATTATATAGATGATTTTGTTGACTCTGATGCACCTCAGTTCAAAGGAAAATCTAAAAAGAAACGTAAAGAGATGGCCATTGCCGCATATCTTTCTAAGAATGAATCTTTAATTGATAAGGCTATACATTCGTTAAATGAGGATGGACATACTGATGTTGCATCTATGAAAAATAAAGTGAAGGTTGCAATGTCAGCTCTTCAGAAGATGCAAGGTGAATTAAGTAAACTTGGTGATGAAGATAGTCTTCCTACATGGTGGACAAACAAAGTTGCAACTGCTGTGTCTCGTCTTGATGATATGTCTGACTATCTTGATACACAGGTAGAAGGAGTTGAACTTGATGAAAAGATTACTGGACTTGTAAATAAAGCAGAGAAATCTGGTATGCCATATAGTATTCTAAAGAAAGTGTATGATCGTGGTATGGCTGCATATAAGACAGGTCACCGTCCAGGCGCAACTCCACAACAGTGGGCATTTGCAAGAGTTAATTCATTCACAACTAAATCTGCTGGTACTTGGGGTAAGGCAGACAAAGACCTTGCAAAACAAGTTGAACAAATTGAAGAAGCTTGTTGGGATGATTATAAACAAGTTGGAATGAAAAAGAAAAGTGGAAAAATGGTTCCTAACTGTGTTCCAAAAAATGAAGAGCCTAGAATACCTCGTAAAAAAGGTCAACCAGCTGGAAGTGATAAACATTCTGATTTATATACGGATGAGAATCCAGTAGGCACTATTCAAGGTCTAGGTTTCAAGGATGTAGATACTGCAAAATCAAGTGTAAAAAAGATTATAGGTAGTGGAAAAACTCACGCACACAAGATACAAGCTGCAATTGCTATGGAACAACGTGCAAAAGAAATGGGTAAGACTGCTGAAGCATCTGTGTATCGCACATATATTGATAAGATGAAAAAGAAAACAAAAGAGATGCAAGAGGATATAAAATCGTTCAATAAGTGGGGAGAAATCACAGAAGTGGATGATAAGAGTGGAAAAGAACTAAATAATCCTACAAAAGGTGATATAAAGAAATATAAAGTTTATGTAAAAAATGACAAAGGAAACGTGGTAAAAGTTGAGTTTGGTGATCCAAATATGGAGATTAAACGAGATGATCCAGCACGTAGAAAAGCATTTAGAGCTAGACACAATTGCGATCAAAAGAAAGATAAAACAACGGCCGGATATTGGTCTTGTAAATTTTGGTCTGGTAAATCAGTAACAGATTTGATGAAAGGTTAAAGAATATGAGTAGTTATAGAAAGTCTATGAGTGAGGTATATAATAATATGTATCTTTCTGAAGACAATGTTGCTGTATTACGTAACATCGTTAAGAACAAACAAATGCAACCTCTTAAGTTTTCTGATGGCAAAATGGGAGTTGATCTGTTTACTGCATCTGCTGTTACTCAAGCTCTTGATAAAGTCAATGATAAAAATCGTGAAAAACTTACCAAGTTGATTAATACAGGTAAAAAAAGTGCTTTTGCGAGTATTGCAAAAGTAGTTATGAAATCTGAAAATTATCCAGAGATTGAAGAAGCTGTCTCAATGGCACAACAGGCCGCAATTGCAATATCTAAAAAAGAACGTGGTAATAAACCTAAAAAAGAAGAAGCAGATGATTTCAAAACCCATATGATGTATGATCCAAAAACTGGTAAAGGTTACAAAGCAGACACTATGGATGACCATCTAAGAATGAAGAAGATGGGATATACTCATGACGCTCCTAAAAAAGAAGAAGTTGATCTTGATGAAGGTTTTAAGACGGGAGACAAAGTAAAGATTGATACTGAATTTGAGGGCGAAACTCATAACGGACAATCTGGAGTTATCCACAAAGTTGGTACAGGAAGAAATAAAGGTGCTTATACTGTAAAATTTTCTGATGGTAAGGTTCAATCTTACGATGATGAAGAATTGATCAAAGAAGAAGTTGATCTTGATGAAAATGCAGCTTACGCCACAGCTGTGGCAGGAGCTCCTTCCGCACTAACCCCACCAGCATCTCCCTCGCCCGGCAAAGTTGCAGCGCATTTTGCAAAATCAACTGCTAAAGCCGCAGGAAAAGCAGTTTCTAAAATCTTTGCATCCAAAGAAGGGACTATTAAAATTATCAAGACCAAAGATGGTAAATTCCAAATTCAAAAAATG